TCAGAGGCAAAAACATTACAATACATTACAATCCAGGAAGGTATCAAAGGATCAGAGGAGATCAAGTTACTTGATGACTCAATCGTATACCAAGCTGGTGATTGTTCAATGACTCCATCTGGAGATACAGTATTCACTGATCGTGCAATTGCTGTTGAGACTCTTGGATTCATGAAATCTTTCTGCAACAAGGATCTTGCTGGATTCTGGACACAGTTAGGTCTTCGTCCAGGTGCAATGGCAGAGGACAAAAACTTGCCATTTGAGCAACAAATTATTGACTATCTTTTGAAGTTACATTCAAGAGAATTGGATTCATTAATCTGGAAAGGTAACAAAGCAACAGGAACTGGCAACCTACAATGGATGAATGGATACCGTCAATTCTTAACAACTGGAAATGGTTGTGTGAACTTGAATACATCATCAACAGCATCAATCTCAGCATCAAATGCTTATGATGTTTTTTATGAGTCTTTTGAGAACACACCAGCAAACATTGCTGAATCAGCTGATTTCGTATGTTTCACAGGTCGTGAGAATTTCAATTTCTTAATCAAAGATTTAGTTGATCAGAATTTCTTCCATTACTCTCCAGCTGCAATTGCAACTATGGATGAGGTAATTGTACCAGGAACAAACATGAGAGTTGTAAAAGTTAACGGATTGAATGGTCTTGATAATATTTACACAGGTCGTGCATCTGAGTTTGTATTCGGTACTGACTTGAGATCTGACTTTGACAACTTTGAGTTGTGGTATTCTCAAGATGATGATGTTCTTTATTTACGATCTAAATTCAGAGCTGGTGTTCAAGTACCATTCTTGAATCAAATCGGAGTTTGGAACGGAACAGGATCACCTAACTAAAAATAAACAAGGGAGGGGGCAACTCCTCCCTATTGTATAACATTTAATACTTAGAACAGTGAGCTGTAATATGACAACAGGGTACAATGACAGAACATGTACCAATGGAAAAGGAGGAATCAAGAGTGTCATTCTCTTTCCTCTTGGCAATGTAAGTGCATCAACCATCACAAACAATGAGGTAACATCATTGACAGTGACTGGTGAGGTGTTTCAATACAAACTAAAAAGCAACTTGTCAAGCTACACAGCACCAATCCAAGTAAACAAAGACAACGGCACATTGTGGTATACACAAACTCTGACAATGATCTTGGCATCAGACACCAAGGAATTGAGATCAGAGATTCATTTGTTGGCACAAAATGAGGTTGTTTGTATTGTTGAGAAAGCATCAGGAGAATATGTTGCTCTTGGCTTTGGAGAAGGATTGCAGATTGCTGATGGATCAGCATATGGATCAGGAACAGTTAAATCTGATCGCAATGGACATGACCTTGTATTGACAGGAATGGAAAATGATGAGGTGCCAGATGTTGATGCAACTGTTGTTGCAACATTATTGACACAACAATCACCATCAATTTAGTAAGTGAGTTAATAAATAGGTTGAAAGGGAGGGAGTAATCTCTCCCTTTTTTTTAATAACTTAGTTATATGGAAATAAAAGCAAATTTAATTGGCACAAAGGCATGGAGCCCAGTGTTCAAAAAATGGATGATCATTGAGAGAGGCAAGGAGGAATTGTATCTTGCTTGTGGAATTATTGATATCTTTGAAAAGAGAAAACCTAAATTGATAAAAGATGCTAAGGATTCAAAGGAATTCAACATCAACAATGATAGTGACAGTAACGGAGCTGACAACAGTGACTCCAGTTTACTATCTGTTTGAGTTTGAACATCAACAGTCATTTGAGAAAGTATATTGCATTCTGCCAAACATCTCAACAAATATTGAGAGATTTGATGAATTCACCATTGAGGATGGTGTGGATGTGACCTTTCCTTATGATGGATACTATATTTACAGAGTTTATCAGCAAACATCATCCAGCAACCTGGATCCTGATTTGTCTGATGGACTTGTTGAGGAGGGCCGAGCTCATGTGTATGAGATTGACTCTCCATCAAATGAGTACAATGAAAACATAACATTCAACATATATGAGTGATTCAGTTAAAATGACAAGCCTCACATTTAAAAAGGACTATATCAAGCCTGATGAGGAGAAAGACAGGATGCTTGGATTCATAAAATGGGGTAAAAAAAATGACTATCCTTATTTTTTGATTGACCTTTACAATGGATCTGCATGGCATCAAGGTATTATCAAGAACAAAACATACTACATTGCTGGAGGAGGCCTTGAGGTTGTCTCTGGTAATATGCAACCATTCATTGAGAATAAGTATGCAGAGTTTGATATGAATGAGATTTCAGAGATGCTGGCTCATGATTATGAAATGTTTGGAGGATTCTGTGCAATAGGTACTTGGAACAGAGACGGCTCAAGAGTGGCAGTGTGGGAACACATTGACCTTGATTCAATCAGAGTTGATGAGAGTGAACGAATGTATTACATTAGTGATGATTGGACAGCAATGCAACAAAGTGCTGAGAAAACGAATCTGAGAGCCATTCCAGCCCTTGATATGAACAATAAGAATGGTAAGTTTATCATTTATTACAAAGATCCTGTAAAGAAAACCAAGAAAGAAAAAGGGATATATCCCAAGCCTCCATATTATGGTGGCATCACAGCCATCCAAACTGATGTTGATATCTCAAGATTCCACATGCATGAGATTGCAAACTCCTTCAAAGGAGGCACAATGATCTCATTTACTGATGGCTATCCAGAGACACAGGAGGAGGCTGAGAATATCAAGGCTCAAGTGAAAGGCCGAAGTCAATCTGTTGAGGATGCTGGAGAGATTGTCATCACATTCAGTGACAGCAAGGACAAGGCTCCAATTGTACAGAGCTTGAATGGCAATGATCTTGACAAGAGATATGAGACAACTGAGAACAGTGTGCAACAGAATATCTTGGTTGCCCATTCAGTTGTTGCTCCATCATTGTTTGGAGTTGCTCCAGCTGGCTCATTCAATGCAGCTGAGACTGGAGATCTTTATGAGATATTTAAAAAGACTTATGTTGAGTCAAGGCAAAAGAGACTTGAGTGGATGATCAACTACATGGCAGAGCTTTCTGGCTTTGTTGGTAAGGTCAAGCTCAAGGATGTGGCTCCAATTGGAGCAGAGCAACCTGTTGTTGAGGCACCATCAACAGCTGGAGATATACCATCAAATGAGACACAAGTGGATGTTGCTAAATCAGCTCTGAATGGAGCACAGATTGCATCATTGATTGATGTAGTTGCCAAGATAAAAGAAGGATTGTTAACATCAGAGAGTGCATTGAGCATTGTGCTTGCATCATTCCCAACAATTGATGAGGCACAAGCCAGGAGAATTGTGGGATTGCAACCATCAGGAGCACAACAGATGTCATCATGCAACCAACAACATTCATTCTCAGATGATGAGATTGGATACTTTGCTCAATATGGTACACCATCCCATGAGTTCAAAGTGCTTGCATCATATCCAATTGCTTGGGATACTCCATCGGAGGAGGTATTCTCAAAGCAAGAGCAGATTTTTGCGACCATTGGAGAGATAAAAGTTGGCTTAAAAGATATTGACAAGAATGTACTTTCCTTGATTAAGAATGGAGAGGATGGAGTTGCAATATCAAAGGCATTGAACACAACTATTGAGGAGGTTGCAAAGAGTATGAAGAGATTAACTGATTGGGAGCTTATCAGCAAGATGGAGATCACAGAAACAGGCAATACATTGATTGAAGAGATTGAGGTGCCAGCTGAAAGATTTGAAGTTGTATATACATATAGAGAGATTCCAGGCATTCCTCCAGTGATGACTCAATCAAGAGCTTTCTGTCAACGTTTGATTGGCTTGAATAGAAAGTACACAAGAGAGGAAATCAACACCATCTCAATGAGAGTGGACAGAGATGTCTGGAGATACAGAGGAGGATGGTATCACAATCCAGATACTGGAGCCAATACACCTTGGTGTCGTCATGAGTGGGTGCAACAATTAGTAATAAGACAAAGATGAGCACAATGAATTATTTATTATCAGTTGAGAATCTCAAGAAACTTGGCTTGATTCACAACAATACAGATACAAAGCTCCTGGCTGTTGCCATCAAGAGGAGCCAAGACATGCATGTGCAACCAGCATTAGGAACACCTTTGTACAAGGCCCTGTTGACCAGAGTTGAGACATCAACCTGGACACAAGACTATCTTGATCTGATGAATGACTATGTTGTGCCATGCCTTGTGGCCTTTGTTGATTACAGATGTGCCTTGTTGCTGAATGAGAAGTTGACAAATAAGGCTGTTGGCCGAGTGCAAGATGAGAATCTCCAGCCAAATACTGACAGTGAACAAACAGCATTCAGAGATCAGCTGAGAAAGGATGCATATTTCTACAAAGAGAGATTGATT